CACTTTGGCGGCTCACTCGATGGCGTGGTCCAGGGTTTGGTCGAGGCGCCCAAGACGCCGCATGTCAGCGAGCAGAAGACGCACAACGAGAAGAGTTTCAAGAACGTTCGAGACAAGGGCGTCAAAGAGGCGAAGCCCGAGCACTACGCGCAGATGCAGACCTATATGCATTTGATGGGCCTCGACCGCGCGCTGTATCAGGCCGTCAATAAGAACGACGACGAGCTTTATTACGAGCGGGTCAAGTACGACAAGCAGACCGCTGAGGGCTTGCTTGCAAAGGCCGAGCGAATCATCACGAGCGACCTGCCGCCCGAGGGGATCAGTCGAGACCCGGCGTTTTTTAAATGCAAATGGTGCGACCAGAGCAGCGTCTGCCACGGCAATCGAATCCCGCAAGCCAATTGCAGAACGTGTTGCTTCTCGACGCCCGAGTTGGACGGAGACGCGCGCTGGTCATGCAGCAAGCATCAAAAAGATTTAGGTCATGAAGACCAACGCCTTGGCTGCGAGCAGCACCTGTTCATCCCCAACTTATTAGCGAATTGGGCAGACACAATCGATGGTGACGACACGTTTGTTCGCTATCGCAACAAATCGACCGGCGCCGAGTTTGTAAACGGCAAGGGCGGCTTCACGTCCAAAGAGATGGCGGCCGTGATCGACGTGAGCGTCTTGGGCGACCCGATCGTTGACACGTTCAAAGAGAGTTTTGATGCAGTGGTGGTCGGTTAATGTGGATAGTTCCAAAAAGCCTGCAAGCGTCATTGCCTTTTGCGCTGGATACGGTGGTATCGAGCGAGGACTTGAGCTCGCTGGCGTCAACCATCGAGTTGTCGCTTATGTGGAGATCGAAGCCTTCGCCATTGCCAACCTGGTTGCGAAGATGGAAACGGGAGCCTTGGGTCCAGCGCCTATTTGGTCGGACCTTAAAACCTTCCCAGCACACCTGTTTCGAGATCGAGTGGACCTCATCACTGGCGGCTACCCATGCCAACCCTTTTCGGCTGCGGGGAAACGAAAAGGCGCAGACGATCCAAGGCACCTTTGGCCGCACATTAGACAACACGTTCAGACAATCAGACCTTTTCGATGTTTCTTTGAAAACGTTGAGGGACACATCAGCCTTGGATTGCGAGAAGTCATCGCTGACTTGGAAGCAGATAGTTACAAATCGACGTGGGGAATATTCAGCGCGGCTGAGGTCGGCGCACCGCATCGAAGAAAACGAGTCTTCATTATGGCCGACACCCACTCAAGACTCATCGACGAGCCGCTCAAAAGAATATGCTCAAGGAGGGATTCCGCTCCAAGTCGCAGTGCAAATGTGGCCGACCCCGAAAGCAAACGATGCAAAGAAGAGCGAAAACTGCGACCCAACGAATCCGAGAAACGGCCTACCGGCGGCAGTGAAGTTGTGGCCGACGCCGACAGCGAGCGACAGCCAGGGCGGTCCAAGGGAGATGGATGGCAAGCGAGGTCGCGCGTTGAAAGATCTAGCGCAACCGAGTTGGCCGACGCCAGCGGCGAGAGACTGGAAAGACACACCAGGAATGGCGACTCAGGCGGGAAACCGAAGCAGACTGGACCAGTTGCCCAGAGCGGTCTATGCGAAAAATTCGGATCAGAAATCTGGGACGTTGAACCCCAATTGGGTCGAGTGGCTCATGGGGTTGCCGACAGGGTGGACCGACTTAGGCTCTTGGGCAACGGAGTAGTTCCACAACAAGCAGCGAGAGCCTGGACCGTTTTGAGTGAGCAAATAAATGAGAAAGATGACGATCGAGTTTGAAGAACAAGATGTTGAGGAGTTGATCGAGCTGTTCAAAGAGATGAACCAGCAAATCAAATTGACTCAAGACATGGTGGGGGTGCTGCTTGCGCGCGCGTACAAAGAAAAAGGAAGTTTCGACTTCTCTGATACCCACTAGGCGCATGCACGAGTATCCGTCTTGTTATTACTGCGACGAGATGGTGATCGATTGGTGCGCGATCTACAAGAGCGTGCCGCCGGTTGAGTTCACCGTGAAACAAAACGATTGCGAGTTTTTTAAGGACAGTCTCAGTGACTGAGATGGACACCAAAAATTTTCAGATCTGCATTTGCGGCAATTGGGTGCGCAGGACGACCGGCATCTGCCGCAAGTGCAGGTTCAAACACAAAATCACAGACGTGGAGATGTACTACGCGCGCAAGCCGCAGAGATGGTTAACAAAGGCATGGCGTAGCGATTGGAGCATCGAAGAGGAGCTAGAGAATGAGCGCATTAGAGAGGCAAGTTGGGGGGACGCATTACAAAACGTTCCGCATTCAACCGATTGTTTTTTGCGAAGTGAACGGCCTGTCGCCGATTGCGAGCAATATCATCAAATATGCCTGCCGATACAAAACGATCAAACGGCACGGGGTTCTGCGACCGAATGTGGAGGATCTTCGCAAGATCATTCACTACGCGGAGATTGCGATTCAGATGGAGCTGGAAGCTGCGCCTGAACCTGAAGAAGAAAGGTTCAGAGAAGAGCATCAGTTCAAAACATTCAGCGACGAGCGGGACGTGCTGCTCAGCGAAGAAGTCGATGACGTGCGACTAAGCGCGCACCTAGCGAAGGCAACCTGCGAGGACGGCACATGCGATTTCTAAAGCGCCGTCGATGGGGCGATAACTACGAGCCGTTTATTAATTGCGTCAATGCGCATTCGATCTGGCTGTTCAGTTTGTGCGTGCTTGTGTCTGCGGGGGTGCTGCTGTGGAGCTGAACACCGTTTCAAGAGAGAAGCTCGCCAGCATGATCGGCATTAGCGAGGACACTGTCAGGGGCTGGACCGATCGACATTTCGAGCGAGGTTTGCACTACACTGTAATCGGCAAGACAACGCTGTACTACCTGGAAGAGGTTGGCGAATGGCTCGAATCGCAGAGGGAATCGAAGAAAGAGGCTCAGGGCTCCGCATCCATTTCTCATGGAAGGGCCGCAGGTACAAAGAGACTCTTGCTGGCCCGGTAACCGCCGCGCTCATCAAGCGCGCAATCAAGCGCCGCGAGTGGCTGCTGTCGCGACTTCAGGTTGGGCTTCCGATCGAAGAGCAATCAGGCAAGCTGTTGCGCAACGCCGCGATCGATTGGTTCGATTCCTTAGACGTTAAGCGTTCAACCTTGATGAGTTACCAGGCGCTCTATCGATCGCACTGGCAGGTTTGGGAGTCGCTGGCGGTCGATAGCATTACGACCGGCATGATCAAGTCTCTGATCAATCAGAAGGACATCTCGTCCAAGACCAAGCGTAATGCGCTGATCGTGCTGTCGGGCATCTTGCGACACGCAGACGTTAACCCGAATCCCTGCGCAAACATTCGCTTTCGCAAACAACAGAAGAAGCCCATCGAGCGTTATCGACCGGCAGAACTCGAGGCCGTCATGAAATTTCTTGATGGCGAGTCGCTGGTTTATTTTTCGCTGCTCAGAGCAACCGGGCTCCGGCCTGGAGAAGCGCTCGCGCTTGAATGGTCAGACTATGACGGCGAGCGGTTAGACATCTCAAAACAAATCGTCAGGCGCCGCATTCAATCGGACACGAAGACATCGGTTCGGCGTCGAGTTTATGTGCCCGGCTGGGTTCGGCCGCTGATCGATAATCACTCGACACGGTTCAAGCAGAGCTTCATCTTCTTGAACTCGATCGGCACGTTTCATTGCGACACTGACGTTTTCAATAAAGCCTGGCGTAAGGCGCATAACCGAGCGCGCGTGCCGTATCGAATCCCCTACTGCCTGCGTCATACGAGAGCCGCTGAACTGCTCAGCCAGAACGCCTCTCCCGCCCTGGCGGCGAGAGAGCTGGGTCATTCTGTGCAGATGTTTTTGAACGTCTATTCGGAGTTCATCGAAGAGTATTCGACCGAGGATTTAGGCGTCCTCGAGGGCGTTGGACCGGGTGCCAGAAGCGAGCGCGTGGGGTAGGTTTTGGGGTAGCTTACAAAACCACACAAACGCATATTCAATAAAATCAATCACTTAAGTAGCACAAAAACACACATATACCCATTAAATCGGGTTCGAGTCCCGTCCGGTCCGCCATCTTTTCCCTTATAAATCAACCACTTAGTTTTTCGTGGGGTAGATTTGGGGTAATTACTGCATCAACATCATGCGCTGCTCTGGCGTTAATCCATCCTGCTCTTGTCCCGCGCCGGCGGTCTGCCCAATAAGTCTTGAGCCCATCGCCCCCGCTTGAATTTGCGGAGCGTATGGCATCAGCGCTCTTTGAGCATAGTTAAAAGGCGCCTTCACTTGCTGCATGATTGGGTCAAGCTTTCTTGCTACAGAACCGGCAGCCATTGCGGCCTCACCAACAAGCCGGGGCGACATTGCCGGGAGCGCCGCTAACATCGATGGGTTCGCAATCCCTCCAACGCCAACGCCTGTGGCGCCTAATCCTTGCAAGCCTCTAGGCGTGTAAGAGTTCATCGCCTGCCCGGCAAGACGAGGCAGCAAGTAATAATCACCCGCCGACTCTAGTTTGTTTACCAGGTTCAGCCGCTCGCCAAAGTTTGAATTGACGTTGTTCCGCATGACGCTTTGTAGTTTGCGAAGCGACGTATCGGCAGCCGCTTGATTGTTCAGCGAAAGTGCTTTTTGTATTTCTCTCTCAAGCCTTAGTGCTTCTTCGTAAGGCTTCATGACCTTTGTGTAATCTGGTGCTTGCTCTCGGATTTCTCGCATAACAATATCGCGAGCTCTTTTAGCAACCATCGCCTCATCGCCTGGGTTGATACCAGAAGGGTAAGCGTTATCGATTCTTCTTTTTAGAATATCCAGTCCTTTCGCTGTGTGCAGGCCAGGGCTTTTCTGCCACGAGCTTATAATTTTTTGTAGCTCCGCAAGTTTCATTTGTCCTTTTGGAGAAAGCTCTGATACTCCTTCGTACATGAACGAATCGGCCAGTGAAGAGAACTCAGAAGCAACCTTGTCCATATCGACAGGTATTTTTTCCAACTCCAAAGCCTCTTTGCCGGCCCTGAAGGTTGCGCCCCTTTCAGTTCTCATGTTGCGCAAAGCGCTCATGGCATCTTCGACAATCGCGCCCGGTTCTTCATTCCCTCGCATTGCAGCGGTGAACCGTTGCTGTCTTTCTCCTCCTTCTCTGCCCGCTTGATACGCTTCTGAAACCGACTCCCTTCCAGCTCCAGTTGTCATACCTAAGCCGGCGGGTAAAACCTCTCCCGCAAGACGGCCAGTTAGTGCAGCACTTTGGACGCCAATATTTAGCGGATCAATTTTCCTTCCAACGTCGCTTGCAACGCTGCCAATCTTACCTACCACGCCAGGAGCGCGCGCTGCCGCAGCGCCGCCTCCCGTTAAAATCACCGACACGTCACCAAGGATTCCTACCGGATCTTCGGCAAACGCAATCTTGAACTTCTCTAGGCTGCCGTATCGATTCGCATAAAATTGTCCGACCGCTCTTGCAGTTTTCTCATCAGCTTGTTCGCCGGGTACGGCGAGCTGAATCAAACCTTTACCAAGAGATACCAAGCTGCTCACGGTTTCGCCTGGAGACAAAACAGGCGCAAAAGTATCCTCTACAAACTGAGCCGCGCTTCTTGGCGTGTTTTGCAATGCGCTTACGAACACTTGCCCGTATGACATAGGGTGAGATTGCGGCGCCCTAACCCCGCCTTGCGCGTCTAGCTTGTCTCTCTCAGCGCGAGCTCGTTCTACAAATTCGCTCATACTAAATCCTTACAAATTTCTTAATTCCGCAACCTTCAATAGAACGTCAAACTCAGCTCTGCTCATCCCAAAGTCAGTTTGTCCTTTCTCGATCATGGCCTGGATTTCTTGATCACTGAAGTGCGCGTAATCTTCGGGCTCGTACATCGCAGCCTCGTAACTCGATATGTCTTTAAAGTTATCGAACCCAGACACAGTCCCATTCTTGGCGTAGTAATCACCTGCCGCTTTCTTGGCTGCGTGCGTTTCAGACATTGCGGCCCTTAATCTTCTCAACCTAGCCGCGTTTACTTCTTCGGGCAGGGCTAAATTAAAACTACGAGATATAAAAGCTTTCGCCTCATTTTCAGTAAACTGAGCGCCTAACGTGGCCCTCAAATCTTCAGTAATGATTCTTTCAACTCTGTTTTGCACATCGAGCGTTAGAGCGGGCTTCGATATGTCTGGCAATATCGATACCGCTCTGCCCGTTATCTTTCCTTGGTTAGCTGGCGTAGAAAGGATTCCAATAATTTGGGTCAGCTCCGTTCTGTTTTTCCTTCCTGTTGCGGCCCCGCCAAGCGCGTTATAAGCAGCGAAGTCTGTACCGAAAGCCTCGTCTACCTTCCTCTGTGCAGGGGTCAACGTAACCCCGCCATCTCTTGCCGTTTGTTGGGCCGAGGCTATCCCGGCTGCAGTTTCTGGGTCTTGTCGAATAATTTTAAACAACAGGTCTTGCTGATCTTGCGGCGGCAAGTTGGCTATTTCTGGGTTTATGGTTTTTAGATACTCAAAGGTCTGCACTGCGGACGGCTTGGCCTGTGTGCTCTTGTTTCTTTGCGCCATAAACTCATCGTAGGTTTGAGTTCGCATAGGTGGTTGCGTTTGGCCGCGAGAAAAGTTGTATTCGCGCACGCTTGCCGGCGCTGTCGAAATTACCCTTTGATCGTTGTTTAAAGCGTTGGTGCTTATTACGTCACCGTATGCATTTGTAGATACTTGATTCCCGCGCGAAATCACTGCTTCTGCGACCTTATCGATCGGCAGGCTGTTTGCCGTAGCAGGGTCTACACCAAGAGCAATAAGCTGCTGCCTAAGCTGATAATCGCGCTGCATATCTTGCATATTTTGAAACGCATCTAGGCGCGATGCGCCGATCTGTTCGCGACGCATTTGATCTTGCAACGACTCTCGCATCCCAAGCCGCTCTTGGAGAGGGTTGAGAATGCGCCTTGTCATCAAGTTACCAAGAAACCCTTTATCCTCTGGCTTTGGGGGTGTCAGCATCTGAAGCAGCTCTTGCTGATTCATGTTGTAGATGTTTTGTTCAGACATCAGTACTTACCTCCAAAACTTTGCTGCGCAAAGTTCAAATAATTAGGCGTCTGGCCGACGAAGCCTGGCGTCGCATGTGGAACTT